CTCTCCGCGTTCCACCGGCGCGGTCCGCTGTTCCCTCTCCCTGGCTCAGCGCCGAATGGACGGCAAGCGGCATCTGGAGCTGATCGTCAATGGGCCGGGGACCGCTTGGCTGGTAGACATCCTGGCCCGCTTCCAGGCTCGCAACGGCAAGGCCGTCATCGTGGTGGACCCCGGTTCCCCGGCCGGTTCGGTGATCCCTGACTTGGAAGAGGCGGGGTTCATCATCCAGACGATGACCAGTAGGGACGTAGCTTCAGCCTTTGGGATGATCTATGATGCGGCCACCGGGGAGACACCCGAAGATCGCAACGTCGTGCACCTCGGGCAATCGGAGATCACCATGGCACTGGGTGGCGCAGGCAAGCGGCCCGTAGGCGATGGCCACGCGTGGGACCGTCGGACCGCGACGGTGGACATCACTCCTCTGGTCTCCGTCACTCACGCTCTCTGGGGCCTCGCCAAGGGCCTGGAGCCCCCGGCTCCCGTTACGCCCTGGGCGGTGTACGCGTGAGCTTGGTAGGCGACTTCACCCGGGACGTGGTCCGCTGGAGCCCGCGCCAGGACATCTCGCGCAACGATGGCAGCTTCCAGGCATACGTGGATTACCTGGTCAAGTTCCAAGGCCTGCTCTACGGCGGCACCCCCGGATTCACCACCACCTACCCGGGCTCTCGGGCAGAGCCGATCCTGGACACCTTCGTCGGCTACGTCCAGGGCGCGTACGCCAGCAACGGCGTGATCTTCGCTGTGAGCATGGCCCGCATGCTCCTGTTCTCGGACGTGACCCTGAAGTTCCGCCGCCTCGGCACCATCGGCGGCGGCAATGATCTCTTCGGTAATACAGACCTGAGGATCCTGGAACGCCCCTGGCCGGGCGGCACCACCCAAAGCCTGCTGACCCGGGCCGAGCAGGACGTGACGGCGGCCGGGACATTCTTCCTGGCCCGGTCCGAGGATGGCTCCAAGCTCCTGCGCCGCCGCCCGGACTGGATGGAGTTCATCCTGGACGCTCCGCCGGACGAGTCTGTGGAAGCCAACGTGATCGGCTACAAGTACACGGTCGGCGGCCCCTACTCGGGCGGGCGCACCAAGCTCTACCTGGCCCCCCGGTACGACGGTGACGGCCTGGCCGAGTGCGTCCACTGGGCCCCGATCCCCGATCCGATGGCCTGCTACCGGGGGATGTCCTGGCTGACCCCCGTGCTCCAGGAGATCCGGGCGGACAAGTCGGCCACCGATCACAAGCTGAAGTTCTTTGAGAATGCGGCCACCCCGAACCTGGCCGTGTCCCTCGCCGAGTCGGTGACGATCGAACAGTTCCGTCAGTTCGTCAAGGAGATGAATGACGCCTCGGTGGGCGTGGAGAACGCCTACAAGAACCTCTACTTGGGTGGCGGGGCAAACGTCTCGGTGATCGGGGCCAACATGCAACAGCTCGATTTCCGGGCCACCCAGGGTGCGGGGGAGACGAGGATCTGTGCGGCGGGCCGGGTGCCGCCCATCATCGTCGGCTTGTCCGAGGGGCTTTCTTCGGCCACGTACTCCAACTACGGCCAGGCGCGGCGAGCGTTCGGGGACTCTTTCGCCCATCCCCAGTGGAAATCGTTCTGTGGCGCAATCGCGCCATTGCTTTCCGAGCCGACTGGTGCAGAGCTGTGGTATGACACCCGTGACGTGGCGTTTCTTCGGGAAGATGTCAAGGACATCGCCGAAGTTCAGTCCACCACGATGGCCACGATCAACGCTGCTTTGGCGGCCGGCTGGACTCCAGAGTCCAGTTTGAAGGCCGTTCTTGCCCAGGATCTCGGCCAGCTCCAGCACTCCGGACTCATGTCCGTTCAGCTCCAGCCCCCGGGCTCCCAGGACCAGGGGCCCACCCCATCGGACGATGCCAGCGTGGTGGGCACGCAAGCCACGGCCATCTCCACCCTGGCGGCGGGCAACGCGTTCGAGCTGGAGTCCATCGTCACGGCAGTAACGGACGGGGACCTGTCCGAGCTGGCCGTGATGCAAGAGCCCGCCCCGGGCGAGGTAGACCCGGCCACCGGCCTTCCGGTGGAGGACCCGAACGCACCCTTGGTGGACGACACGGAGGTACCGGCATGACCATGACCGACTTTAGCCGGCCGCCCCTGACCAGCGAAAACGCCTCGGGAGAGTCCGAAGTGGACTTGGAGCGCGCCACCTGGAACGAGGCTCTTCACCCCCGCCAGGGGGGCAAGTTCGCCAAGAAGGGTGCGGGCACCACCAAGGCTGCACCTGACCGGTCCGGGTCCGAGGGCCTGTCCTACAACGGGCGCACCGGCGCAGGCTACGGCAAGAAGGGTGGGGACAACCGCGTCCACGCGCTCCAAGCCGAGCTGAACCGCCTCGGCCTCACGGACGGCGCAGGCAACAAGCTGAAGCTGGATGGCAAGCTCGGTCCCCGGACCACGGCGGCCATCAAGAAGGCGCAGCGCGCCCTGGGCCTGAAGGCCGACGGAATCGCCACCCCTGCCCTCCTGGCCAAACTGAAGGGCACCAAGGGCCTCAAGGTCCGCAAGGCCACCTCGGGGTCCGTCCGCAAGACTTCGCCCCGGACCAAGCGCCCCACCAAGAAGGCCCCCGCCAAGCGGCCGGTGACCAAGGCAGCGAAGCAGGCCGGTAGCCACGGCCAGACCAAGAGCCATCTCTCGGGTGCCAACAAGAATGCGTACGTGGGGAACTGACATGATCCAGACTTACGACCGAACCTGGGACGTGGAGATCACCCGGTCCGGGACCGGAGACGGCCGGACCGTCACGGCGTATGCCGCCATCTTCGGGCAAGAGGCCGAGATCTCGGATCAGCACGGCCACTACGTGGAGGAGCTGGACCGGGCCAGCTTCAACAAGACGCTGAGCGAGTACCGGCCCGGCAAGGTGAAGTGCTTCTACAACCACGGCTATGACCTGACCGGCAAGCCCAACATGCTCGGCGCGGTCCCGCTCGGCTCACCCGTGGAGCCTCCCCGAGTTGACGGACCCGGCCTGCTCACCGTCACGCGCTACAACAAGAGCGCGCTGGCGGACGCCGTCCTGGAGGCGATCGACAACGGGGACATCACCGGCCAGTCGTTCCGGGGCCGGATCTACAACTCCCGGACGATCGAGCGCGCCGGACGGCTTCCCAAGATCGTGCGCACGGAGCTGGGCCTGGCCGAGTACGGCCCCACCCACTCTCCCGCCTACACGGGCGCGGGCATTCTGGCCGTTCGTTCGGGTAGCGAACTTGAGGATCTTGTCCGTACAATCCTGAGCCAGATCCAGCACCCTGAGCAGGCCGCTGGACAGTCCACCCCACCGGGGCCGGACACGACGGTAGAGCCGGGACCATCCCACTCGGGCCGCAACCGCGCGCGAGCCATCGCGCTGCGCATGCGAGCGATCGAACTGGGAGTGCGGACCGATGCCACGGCGGCGGACAAGCGATGAACTGAGCACCCTGATGGAGGCCCAGCGGGCCATCATCCTGGAAGTGGACGGGCTGGAAGAGCCCACCGAGGAAGACCTCACTCGGTCGGCCGGGGCGCTGGACGCGTTCGAGGAGCTGGAGGTGGAGCGCGCCGATGCGGTGGAGTACGAGGACCGCATGGAGGCCGTACGCTCTGCCGACCTGGCCCGCGCCAACGAGCCCGGGGACCAGCGCAACGGCGGCCACATCGAGCGGACCCAGCGGCGCACCCCCGAGGTCATGAACCGCGTGGACCCGTTCGAGATCCTCCGGTCCAACAACGGCCACATGGACAAGCGCGAGATCACGCGCGCCCTGGTGGACTCCAACCTCAAGGCGCTGGACGGCCTGGACGTTCAGGACCGGGGCCGTGAGTCGTTTGAGCGCTACATCAAGCGGCACGGCCGGGACACCTCCTGGGCCACCAACCTCCTGGCCCGGATGACGCCCGAGTACATCGGGGCATTCGAGAAGATCACCGTCGGCCAGGCGGTTCTCCTGGACGAGGCCGAGCGTGCGGCCATCGCGGTGGGCACCAACACGGCCGGTGGCTACCTGGTGCCGACGCACCTGGACCCCACCCTGATCATCACCAACACGGGTGCCAAGGACGTGGTGCGCACCATCAGCCGCGTGGTCTCCCTGACCGGCGGGGCCAACAAGTGGAACGGTGTGTCCACGGCCGGTTCCACCGCTTCGTGGGACGCGGAACTCACCGAGGTCTCGGACGACACTCCGCCGTTCGCGCCTGTCCAGATCCCTGTGTTCAGCGCCAAGTCGCTGCTTCAGGCCTCGATCGAGTCGTTCGAGGACATCTCGGCCCTGGGCTCGGACGTTCAGATGCTGCTGGCGGACTCGCGCACCCGGCTGGAGGCGGCGGCTCACGTGTCCGGCAACGGCACCTCGGCTCCGACCGGCATCGTGACCGCGCTGGACGCCAACACCAACGTGGAGATCTCCCTGACCACGGGCCACACCTGGACCCTGGCGGACCTCCAGAAGGTGGCCATTGCCCTGGGTGACCGGTGGACCGATGACGCCGAGTGGCTGATCAACCCGCTGTTCCTCGGTGAGATCCAGGCCCTGGGCACGGCCCTCGGCGCGACGTACTCCACGGACCTGACCCAGCCGTTCACGCAGAGCCTGCTGGGTCACAAGGTGAACCAGTCGTTCACCATGCCCGCCGTCAGCCAGACCACCACGGTTGACAACCTCCTGGTGTTCGGCTCCTTCACCAACTACGTGATCGTGGACAAGCCGGGCTCGACCTCCATCGAGTTCATCCCCCACCTGTTCAACACCTCGAACAACCTCCCGGACGGCCGTCGGGCCTGGTACATGCACTTCCGGAACGGTGCCGACTCGGTCAATGACCTGGCGTTCCGACTGCTCCAGGACAAGACCACGGCGTAGCAGACTCCCGTAGCGGGCATCCACGTAGGGCGTGGCACTGTCCGCTACGGGAACCCAAACTCCAGGAGGCAACGATGGTGTACGACAAGGCCCGTTCGGGCGACCCCGACTACGACGATAAGCAACCGATCGAGCACCACGGCGGCCCCGTGGTGACGGCCGGGGATGGCCGGATGGTCATGCTCTCCGAGTCCGTCGGTCCGGTGGACGTGGCCACCGGTCAGCACGTGGACATGGACGACCCGGAGGGACGTGGCGGAGACAACCGCCCGGCCCCGGGCGAGGTGGCCACCGAGGCCAGCTCGGTCCAGACGTACACGGTGGAAGACACCCCGGCGGCGGCCCGCACCAATGATGCGGACGCCGAACAGCCCGAGCCTGCCAAGGCCTCGGCCGACTCCACCAAGACCACCGCGCGCAAGCGGTGATCAGCTCGGGCGGCCCTCTCCTGGCAGGGTGGAGGGCCGCCCGTCCAACCCTGCCAAGGAGAATGACGTGAAGCCAGGAACGGTGATCCCCGGGTTCGTGGATGGTGGCGAGTGGGCCGCCTGTTTCGGCCTGTCCTGGATGGATCTCTTGCTCTACGACAATGGCCGGCTGGAGCCCCGAATTTTGCGCGAGGGAGGGCAGTACCTGCGGAAAGTCGCGGGCACGATGGGCGTGGCCGCTGGCCGGAACGAGATCACGGCGGCTTTCCTGGCCTCGGATGCTGAGTGGCTCTGGTTCGTGGACACGGACATGGGCTTTGCTCCTGACACGGTGGATCGGCTGATCGAGTCGGCAGAGGCCAATGGTTCGGGCGTGACCGGTGGTCTGTGCTTTGCCCAGCAGCGAGACACGGACCTGGAACAGGCCCCGTTCTACGGTCAGCGTTACCGGATCATTCCCACGCTCTACGAGTTCACCGAAATCCCTCAGACGGGCGAGAAGGGCTGGCGGCACCTTCCTCGGTATCAGCGTGGTGCCTGGCAGCAGGTGGCTGGGACCGGAGCGGCGTGCCTACTGATCCACCGCTCGGCGGCCGAGGCCGTGGGCCCCATGCCGTTCAACCCGATCACGCTGCCGGACGGCGGCCCGCACGGCACCCCCCGCACCTTCAGCGAGGATCTCTCGTTCTGCGTCCGGGCGGCGGCGGCGGACATCATGATCGGCGTGGACACCTCGGTCCGGACCACCCACTACAAGGGCGGCATCTACCTGGACGAGACTGCCTATGCCATGCAGCAGGAGACTTTGATTCAGGCCAAGGGCCACGAGATCGCTCGTCTCGCCGAATGGGCGGCCCGTAAGCAGACCGGCCCGTTCGGCCGGTTCGCGACCGTCGGCCACAACGGCTCGGACCGCTGGACCGGTGGGGATCGGAAGGACGAACCGTGACGGCCAACGGATACACCGGCGGGGGCGGCGGGGGCGGCGGGGGCTCGGTCGCCTGGACGGACATCACCGGCAAGCCCACCACCTTTGCCACCACGGCGGCCCTGATCTCGGACGCCACCACCGTGGGCCGCAACATGGTCAAGGCGGCCGATGCGGCGGCGGCCCGAACGGTCATCGGCGCGGGCACCTCCAGCCTCGTCATCGGCACCACGGCGGGTACGGCGGCCGAGGGCAATGACTCACGCCTGAGCAACGCCCGGACGCCAACTGCACATGCCGCCTCGCACGCCGATGGCGGGACCGATGAGATCTCGGTGGATGGATCTCAGGTGACCACCGGGACGGTGGCCATCGGTCGCCTTCCCACCGGCACCTCCGGAAGCACCGTCTCTCTCGGCAATCACACGCACACCGCGTCTCAGATCTCGGACTCCACCACGATCGGCCGCTCCCTGCTCACGGCCACGGACGCGGCGGCGGCCCGCTCCGCCCTGACCCTGTTGCCCGCCATCCTGCTGGGCCCTGTTGACTCGATCCCCGGCGGAACGCCCACTAACACGCTGGTCATCCGGACCACCTGATGCGACAGAACCTCTGCCCTAATCCGGCGGCCAAGAACAACTCCACGGGGTGGGGTGGCTCCGCCGCGCCCACGCGCGTGACCGGCCTCGCTGGCTTCCCTGTCACCACGGGGATGAAGTCCACCGGCGCGGGGTTCATCACTTCGGCCACCGGAGTGTGTGGGCCAGGGGATCAGCTTGTCGTGTCCCTGCACCAGCAGTCCGCCACTGTGCTGGGCAGCAAGACGGTCTATGCCGCCTTCACCCGATCGGCTGGCGGAGACGATTTCTCCCAGACCTTCACCACCAACCTGGACAGCACGGTCAAGCGGACCACGGCCACCGTGACCGCTCCTGCCCTGGCCACCGGCGTGTATCTGCTGCTGGACGGGGTGGGTGCGGATGTGGTGATGACCGGCGTCATGTACGAGCCGGGAACGGTGGACGGTGGATACGCCGATGGCGACACATCCGGGTGGGCGTGGGACGGGGCGGACGGCAACTCCAGCTCCAGCGAGTCGGCTCCGTCCGGACCGGCCACCACCCTGTGGGACGGTGCCAACGAGGTGCCCGTGACTCTGACCCTGTGGGACGGTGCCAACGAGGTGCCCGTGACTCTGGAGCTGGCCCCATGATCGTTTATCGGGAAGCAGACAACACCCTCTCGGCCGAGTGGCGGGAGTTCGCTGGCGGCCCACTGGCCGACGTGATCGGCGTGACCATCACCATCACCCCCCTGGCCGGGGGAGCGGCTGTAGTCGGCCCTACCGCAACCGGGGTACTGAACCCCTCCACCGGTGTCAATGCCTACGTCTGGACGCCCGGTGGTGCCCTGGCCCTGGGTGACTACCTGGTGGAGTGGTCCGGTACGGACTCGGACTCGGACGTGGTGACGGCGACCGAGATTGTCACCCTGTCCACCAGCGTGGCGTCCGGCGGAGCCTATGCCACCGTGACTGAGCTACGGCGGCGGATGAGCATCGCGGACACCAACAGTTACGTCACCGATGACCTTCAGGCCGCGTTGAATGCGGCCAGCCGGGGGATCGATCGCTACTGTGGCCGAACCTTCGGCCGGACCGAGGTGGCCGATGCCAGCGAGCGCACGTTCGAAATCTCTCGCTCGGGGATCCAGACGGACGATTTCTGGACCACCGATGGACTGATCATCAACGGCACGGCATGGGCCTCGGTCACCGGCATCCTTCTGGAGCCCCTGAACGGTGTCCTGGACGGTCTACCCGGCTGGCCCTTCCTCCGCCTCACCTGGACCGGTGATTGGCCGCCAGCGTGGTCCTGGACGGCCACATGGGGTCCTCGGGTGTGCACGGTGACAGCGGCGTGGGGCTGGCAAGAGGTCCCGCCCGATGTGAAGTCGGCATGCCTCATGCTCGCCGAGGAGGAGATGAAGCTGCCCGATACCCCGTTCGGCGTGGCCGGTTTCGGGGACTATGCCATCCGGGTGCGGTCCAACCCGAAGGTTGCCGAGCGGCTGGCCCCATTCCGAGTTCGAGTAGGGATGGCAGCCTGATGGCCGACTATGACCTGAACGAAATCGCGGACGCGCTGGAGTCCCGCTTCAGTGGTGTGGCCATGTTCAAGGTGGACGGGGTGGACGTTCCGCTGAACGTGGTTTCCGAGGTAGAAGGCCAGGTGGTGCCGCCGGCCATGGTCATCATCTTCGATGATCTTGACTGGGATCTGACTTTCGCGCGGGGCTCGGACGCCTTCACCTTCGTCATCTCCGTGCTGCTCCGATCGGCCGATTCGGGGGGCGGTCAAAGGATCTTGCGGACGGCCTTGTCAACAGGCGGGGTGGGCACCAAGATCAAGGACATCCTGGAGCAGGACACCACCTTGGGTGGCCTGGTCAGTCATGCCGTGATGACCGGTACCCGGCGCATTGGAGTGATCCAATACTCGGGCCTGGAGTACATCGGGGCAGACATCGTGATTGAGATGGTGGCGCAATGAGTTTCCTACCCGGCACCTCGATCCGGGTGTACGCCAACGAGTTTGCCGTCTCGGGCAACGTCTCGGGCGTCAACGCCCAGCACCAGCGCGCCACCTCGGACGTGACCGTGGTGACCTCGGGCGGCGGCATGAACTACGTGCCCGGCCTCATGTCCGGTTCCCTGGCCCTGCGTGGCCCGCTGGACTCCAGCTCAGACCTGGCAGCCGAGATCCTGGCCGCCATCGGCGTGGACAACAACGTCCTGATCACTGCCTGCCCGGACGGCACGGCTGTAGGCAAGCCTGCCCTGTTCATGATCGGTGACCCCACCGAGTACACGATGGACGCCTCGGTCTCCGATGCCCTGGGCTACGTGGTCACCTCCACGGCTGATGAGTCGGTGGACATGGGCTATGTCCTGGTGGCCCCCAGCGCCATCACGGCCGACGGGAACGGCACGGCGGTAGACCGGGGCACCAGCCTCAGCTACGACGGATCCACCGAGGCCTTCACCATCCACGGCGGGGTGGCCGCGCTGCACGTATCGGCCTACTCCGGGTTCACCTCGGTAGCCCTCAAGATCCAGCATTCGCCGGACAACTCTGCCTGGAGCGATCTCGCTTCCTTCGCCTCGGTCACAGCGGTGGGCTGGCAACGCCTGTCCGTGGCCAACGGCACCCAGATCAACCGGTACGTGCGCGCGGTCACGGACGTGACTGGTACCGGCTCCATCACCTACCTGATGGCGTTCGCGCCACGATGATCAAGGAGAGTCCGCTATGACGTTCCGGCATGGCAAGGACGCGGTGTTCTCGCTGGACGATTCCGGCGGAACTCTGCGCGATGTCAAGATCTACCTCAACTCCGTCACGGGTCTGCCTGGCGCTCGGGGCCTGTCCGAGGTGACCGCATTCACCGACCAGGGCACCAAGAGCATCCCCGCTCTGGCCAACGTCTCGTTCAGCATCGCGGGACATTTCGACGCCACCGCGACCACCGGTATCTTCACCGTTCTCAACGGCCTGCGTACGGCGACGGCCACGGCCTCGTTCGAGTACGGCCCGGAGGGTGGCACCACCGGCCGGGTGAAGATCTCGGGTGAGTGCTGGCTGACCGAGTTGACCGTGGACGCCTCGGTCTCCGACCGAGTCCCGATCGCTGCCAGCTTCCAGGTGGATGGCGTCCCCACGGTGGGGGCGTACTCCTAGGCCATGGAGGCGACAATCCTGGGCGCGGCTCAGCTCAGGAAGCTTGCGGCCCATATCCAGGCCGAGGGGGACAAGGGTCTGGGTCGTGAGATGGCCACCGCTCTGCGCCGGGTGGCGAAGCCGGTTCAGGCGGAGGTGAAGGGAGAGTACGAGTCGGGTCTCCCCAAGCGAGGTGGATACGCCAACACGTTCACCAGATCCATCAAGTGGCGGACCACCTTGCGGGG